ATCGAAATGTGAGCAAAACTGTACACCTTACAGGATCAGCCGAACGGTTGCATAAACGTAATATATCTGAGAAAACTAATCAGTTCTATCAAATATATAGGGACGGAAATACACTTCGGTTCCCATATCATGATGAATCAGGTGTATTAAAAGGTGTTAAAATAAAAACTAAGCAAAAAGATTTCCGATATGAAGGAGTTTCCACTGACACTTTATTTGGGCAGCATAGGTTTCCTAATAGCGGTAAACGTATTGTTGTTACTGAAGGCGAATTAGATGCGGCATCCTGTTACGAGGCTATGGGAGGGTGGCCTATGGTATCCCTACCTCATGGCGCTGCATCTGCGAAGAAGGACATCCAAAAGCAAATACCACTGTTCCAAGGTTATGAAGAAATTATCCTCTTCTTTGACGGAGATGAACCAGGGCGTAAAGCGGCTGAAGATGCGGCGACAGTACTCCCGCCTGGCAAAGTCAAGATTGCCAGCTTACAAGGCTATAATGACCCGTCAGAGGCGTTACAAGCTAACGATGCTGAAGCGGTTCGAAAGGCTATATGGGACGCTAAACCGTTTAGACCTGATGGCATTATTGATGGAAAAACGTTACTTGAGTTGGTTACCACGCCTCAAGCACCGTTCGACCATGAATACCCGTTCGAAGGGCTCAATAAGAAACTTCACGGAATTAGATATGGCGAGCTTGTCACATTTACTGCAGGATCTGGCAGCGGAAAGACCTCAATCATGCGGCACATTGCAACTGACCTACTGCAAAAAGGGGAATCAGTTGGGATACTGGAACTTGAGGCAAGTAATAGACGAACCGCACTTGGATTGATGTCCACAGCTGTAGGTAAGAACTTACACATAGGAGAACACAGTGAATCAGAACTCAGATCCGCTTTCGAATCCAGTATTGCTAACTGGAATCTTTATTGTTTCGATGGCTTTGGTTCTTTTGATCCTGATGTCATTTACAATAGGATCGAATACCTTGCCAGTGGACTGGAGTGTCGTGTTATATTCTTAGATCATTTATCCATATTATTAAGTGGACTAGATGGTGATGAGCGTAGAATGATTGATACCACCATGACAAAATTAAGGTCATTGGTTGAACGTACTGGCATCTCACTATTTTTAGTATCACATTTAAGGAGAAGTTCAAATGATAGGTCTTCGCACGAAGAGGGTGGAAGAGTTACACTGTCCTCACTTAGAGGATCTCACAGCATTGCTCAAATATCAGATACGGTTGTTGCCCTCGAAGTCGATCAGCAAGCCGATTCTGAGAGAAAACTTACAACAGTTAGAGTACTTAAAAATCGCTATTCAGGCGAAGTTGGCAGAGCGTGTGAACTGAGCTACGATTTAAACACTTGCAGATTTACTGAAAATGAAACTACGGAACCACCAATTTTCAATCCAGCCACAGATTTTTAATGGCGGATATGAACATCCATGGTATAAACATGTATCGAATAGTCCAATTATGGAATGGAAGGGAAATAAGCAATTGATTAGACCTAACCCACCTACTAAGGAAGCAATTGAAAGAGCAAAGTTTGTTGACAAAACCTACCACTGGCGTCGGGACAATAGTGTTCGACCTGGAAAGCAACGGGCTGCTTAATACTGCATCACGTATACACTGTATGGCATTACATTTTTGTGATGACGATACAACTGAAGCATATAATGATGAAAGAATTTCCACTGATGCGAAGTACCTACCGATGGGTAATCGTTCCATCACAACAGCACTCACGACCCTCGAAACGGCTGATACTGTTGTTGGTCACAATATCATCGGCTTTGATTTACCTCTCATTAAAAGGCTCTACCCTTTCTTTACTTATCCTCCTGTTATTGTTGACACTTTGTTGTTATCTAGGTTATATCATCCGAACTTATATGATATAGATAAGAATCGTGAATGGAAAGATATGCCCACTAAATTATATGGATCTCATTCTCTTAAGGCTTATGGCTACCGTCTAGGTCTACACAAAGGAGACTTTGGTGAAGACACAGATTGGAAAGAGTGGTCGCAAGAGATGCAAGATTATTGTGTACAAGACGTTAGAGTTACAGAGAAGTTATGCGAACACTTCCGCCCTTACCTGCTTGGCTCCAATTAGAGCATCAGGTCGCACAAATACTTACTGAACAGGAACAACATGGATGGTATTTTGATGAGAGAGCTGCATGGCAGCTTGAATCTGCTCTCAGAAAAGAGTATGAGGACACTACGAAAGTATTACGAAACAGGCATCCTTTCGTCAAAGGAACAGAATTCACTCCTAAACGAGCTAACCGAACAAAAGGCTACGTTGAAGGCGCTAGATTCACTAAATTAAAGGAGTTAAATCCCACATCAAGGGATCATATATCATGGATCTTACAGACACACTATGGTTGGACGCCTTCATTACTAACGAACTCAGGGAAGGCAGTTATAGACGAGACCGTCTTAAAAGACATTGGATCGGATACAGCTCTAGCTTTTCTGAAACTTCTGGATCTGACGAAGCAGTTAGGGATGATATCAGAAGGCGTGAACGCATGGCAGAAGCTTGTTACGACGTCTAGTAGGATACATCACCATTGTTCAGTCGCTACATCTACATTTAGATGTGCCCATAGAAAACCAAATTTAGCCCAAGTACCAAGTAATGAAAACTTTAGGAAACTTTTTACGGCATCCCCTAACATGGTTATGTGCGGTGCTGACCTTAGCGGTATTGAGCTTCGAGTATTATCCCATTATCTTGCAAGGTTTGATGGAGGACGCTATAAAGAAATCCTTATCAACGGAGACATTCACCAAACAAATGCCGATAAAATTGGAATCACTAGATCTCAAGTCAAAACCGTTACCTATGCCTTCCTCTACGGAGCTGGCGATACCAAAATCGGAGTAAGCTATGACAAACAGCTATCCAAGGACAAGGCGGCAGCGAAGGGGAAGGAGATTCGGAAAGCTTATGTTGATGCCATTCCAGGTCTTAAAGAACTTCTGGAAGGCGTACACAAAGCTAGTGAGAGGGGTTTCGTTTATGGACTCGACCACCGTCGTATCCTCGTTGACTCGAGGCATAAGTCCCTCAATTACCTCTTACAGGGGTCGGCAGCGATCCTCGCCAAGAGATGGATGGTATTAGCCCATGAACATCTTCCTAAAACTGCTCGACAATTGGCATTCGTTCATGATGAATTACAATATGAAGTCGAGGAAAAAGATCTAGAAGATCTAAAATTCTTACTGGAACTAACTGCTGTACAAGCAGGAGAGTTCTACAACTTACGTTGTCCAATAGCTGCTGAATCTACTAGCGGTATGAATTGGGCAGAAACACATTAACCACCTATGAAATTATTAATTGATGCAGACTACATCGTATATAAGTCCTGCGCTGCAGCGGAGACTGAGGTTGACTTTGGTGACGATGTTATCCTTGTCACTTCTAACTTTAGCGATGCATATAAAGCCACAGTTGGAGAGCTTACCAAGATTAAAGACAAATTTGGGGCATTCTCTGATCTAGTACTATTCTTTTCTGATACTACAAATTTTAGGAAAAAAATTCTACCAGAATATAAAGGGCATCGAAATCGTAAGAAGCCTTGCGGTTACAAACGTGTGCAGGAAGCACTAAAGAATGAATACAGAGTTATCACCATGCCTACACTTGAGGCTGATGATGCACTAGGTATATTTGCTACAAGATACCCAGGTAATATAATTGTGTCCCCTGATAAGGACATGAAACAGATACCAGGTGAGTTATATAACCTAGATGAAAAGTTCACAATCACCAAGGAGGCAGGTGCTAAATGGCATCTGATACAAACCTTAGCTGGTGATCAAACAGATGGATATCCAGGAGTACCAGGCATTGGTGTTAAAAGAGCAGAAGCTCTCTTTAATAAAGAAGGATACTCATGGAAAACTGTTAAGCAAGCCTTTGAAGATAAAGGTTATACAGCATTAACAGCTATAACCAATGCTAGACTTGCACGTATACTAACTGTAGATGACTATGACTTCGACAAACAAGAACCCATCCTTTGGTCCCCCTCCTCCGATTACCAAGTTAACAATGGAGCAGGATCTAAAGATGAGGGTAATTGAAGATAAATTAAATGAATCATATGATAGAAATAAAGAACATATCATTACATTATTTTTAGCCCTACAGAGACAGAACTTTGTAATGGGTAACTCTCTAAAAAATTTAATAGATCATTGGCCACATGAAGAAATCGTTTTTATCCACTCAGGCGAAGGAATTCCGATCTAAATATAATTTAAAAAGTGATGCTACTAGACAAACTAGGCAGCGTCAATTAGATTTGATTATTGAAGAGTTCAAGGAATTCTTAGAGGCTGAAGGTATGTTATTTAGACACGGAAGAAATGCTAAAGAAGAGTGTCTAAAAGAACTTGCTGATCTAGTATATGTATGCTATCAGTATGCAGAGAACATGGGATGGTTCTTAGATGAAGCATTAGACCGTGTTCATAAATCAAATATGTCCAAACTCGGTGAGGACGGTAAACCTATTTACCGAGAAGATGGTAAGGTCTTAAAGGGACCAAACTATAAACCACCTACCCTAGAAGATTTATTCTAATGACTGCTGAACTTATTTCCCGCACTGGTCGGGTCCAATCATGGTTGGATAACCCAGAATCAAGACTTCCAGTGAGCTGTACTGTATTTGTCGTTGAGGATTCCATGGAGGGTCCAGAGGGCATTGAGGCGAGCTGGAGATTTGCGTCACATGCATTAAGATTTGGAGCAGGTTGTGCTATACACCTGTCTAAGTTACGCCCTAAAGGGCATGAAAATGGTAAAGGATTAACCGCTAGTGGTCCAGTATCCTTTGCTAAAATATACTCCACACTTAACGAAACTTTACGTCGTGGTGGGGTCTATAAGAATGGTGCTGTAGTTATACATTTAGATGCAGACCATAAAGATATAGTAGATTTTATTACTACACCAAGATCCGAATTACCTTGGGTTAAGAGATGTGTTGATCTCGATCCAGGTATGTGGAATAAAATGGACAATACCACCAAAGAGGCATTAATCTATGGAATCAGATCAGGAGACATCTGGCTCAACAAAATCAAATACAACACAAGAGGGGAAAGGATATTCGGAAACGTGTGTCTTGAAGTTTACCTGCCCTCACGTGGAACGTGCTTGCTCCAGCATGTCAATCTCGCAGCCTGTGATACACGGGATCTCAAAAAGGCTTTCGCTCAAGGTATGTCCGAGCTGTGC